CCTTGTATGTGGCATACATGAATGGAGAAATATCTGGTTCATAACTCACATAGCTGACACCATACTTTGTCATCATGTTTCGTGTGAGTGTACCCATGTCCTTGAAAATGCCATTGACTCTGAATTGCCCACTGAGATTGTTGTATTCAAATGGTGTGTAAAGGAACGCTTCACGCTCGCTATAAGTATTTACCATAAAACGACGAATGAGTTCTGGTTGGTTTGAGATATTTGTTCCTATAAATCCACCCGAAAAACGAATCTTACCATTTTTGTAAAAGTTTACAGTTGCACCTTTAGATTCCGTTCCGTCGGATACGACAACTTTAATCTGAACTGTAAAGAAGTTTTTATTGATATCACCCTTCTTTCCATACTCCTTCGTGTGTGAGAACCCCGTCTCAAATCTCCCATAAACACCGTTGATCTCTTTTGTGTCTATATAAAGACCCTCGCCAATAGGAGTTTTTGGGAGTGGTGTTTTGAGAAGGATTTTTTTGAGATTGATGCGTGTCTCTGAAGTGAAATTCTTGTTTACGGTTGCATTAAACATACCTGGATTTAATTTGCTAACACTAAATGTGAGTGGTGATGGTTGTTCAACCATTGCGATAATGTTATCGATATTGTCATTGTTGTTTGAATCGCTGACATCTAAAAACTGTGCAAATTCACCATAATTGGTATTGTTAATTATATTTTTTTCCAATCGTGGTGGAAAAGCCATCTCAGCTTCAATTTCCCGAACCAATGCATTATTTGACGCGGTTGTAGAGACAGAGCTTGGGCTGTTCATGGGACGTACCTCTATCCCCGACTGCCTCACAAAGTCTCTGGGTGACTGGCTCATATTACTATTGTGCGGTATTTTTTTTAGTAATCATCGGTGAAGCCCAGACTTTCTTCAACCACATCAAGTCCATAGACGACGGGCTGTCTGGGGTATACCCGACCCTTGTAGTTGACGACTTCTTCTCTCACTTCAATGTCACGGGAACTGAAGGGACCCGCATAGAAGTCTTGATTGAACTTGGGCTTGCCAAGGTTGTTCGCTTGACAGTGTTGGTTGAAAACCTGGATGAAGAGCTTCTGAGGTACAAAGAGTTCTTTCCCAAACACGATGTTCGTGGATTCCAAGAAGTTGTGGAGAGTACTCGCAACCATAGCGACCTGCTTCTGGATTTTCTTGAAATAGTCGGGCACTACATTCCAGATATCTTTGTCCCTGTATTTGTTTGAGTAATCAAGGTACGCCTTGATACATTTGAGTAAAATGATTGGTAACTCACGATTCAACTTCTCGTCAAGTTGTGGATCGGCATCCCTCACTTGTTTGGAAAAGTTCCAAGGAAGAATACGGCGAAGAACGGAGCCTGAGTTATCTTTCCAATTGGGAACTTCATTCCCACCCAGAACGCCTGGAACCGTCCACTCGATGGAGACTGCAGTTTTGTTCTTGACGGCAACAGAGACATCTTCCCCAGAAACCATAGACTGGAACTCCGCCTGTTCGAGAGCAAGGTCTCCCTTCACTTCTGGTGCGATGAACATGAAGGAGTCCTTGATCGCTGAGAGACCGAACTTCTTCTCAATGTTGTTTGAAAGGGTGCCAACGTCTTCATTTTCATAAAACTTTTTGAAGACTTTCGTAATGAGAGTAGACTTCCCGGACCGAGCGATCCCCTTAAAAAATGGAATGATCTGCCACCCATCCAACTCTCCAATATCAAAACACAAACGCCCACCCATCACATACGCCCAGTTACACACCTCATCTTCGAACTGCTGGTACTTGAGGATTGAATCGAACCAGGGGGTTGGAATATCTTGCCATCTCTCTACGTGTGAGAAGTCATCAAACTGTTGATCAAAATACTTACACGCGATGATTGTTGGGTCAAGGCAACGAAATTCGCGACTGTCATATGGGTAAAAGCAGCAATCATAGACGCCACGATCTGGAATCCATTCCTTACCTACAAACACACCATTTTTGAAACTCCAAACATGACGACGCTTGGTAATCTCCGGAAACTGAGCGTCGTGGCACTTGCTTAAATTATCAATGACATCGCGAAACACACTACCTCTGCTTGTAAAGTGTTTCCATGTAATGAAGTCATCGTCCTTCTGTGCCAGTGAATAAATAAACTGTTCAATACTAAACTTTGGTTGCCACGCACGCGTACGATGTCCCTCAACGGTTCTAATTTCTTCGCAGCACTGTCCCTTGTACCGGCGATACCCAGACTTGTATGTCTGATCAAGCGAGTACAAAAGACATTTTTGAAATGGGGTTGAGTTCTCAATTTCATCTTCGTCCATAGTAGAAGGGTCACCTGAATTACTGAACTGTGGTTGTGCGGTAGGATTGTCTACCCTCTCAAACGATGTGTAGTGGCGACGGATATTGTCGTAACCATCACTCAGTTGTTTTAACACATTGTTAATTCGCCGCACGATAGTCATACCATCGTCGTTTGGTTCGAGTTTGTGAATCTTTAGGTCTCGCGAATGGTTTTTAACATTAATTAGGAAGGTTCTCTGTCGGTCGCGGTTACCTTTAATGGCGAGAATGTCAATTTGAGCTGGGATTGGGTTTCCAGACTCGTCGAAATATTCGGGGTGGATAAATTGTCTATATCCCAACTCTCTGGCATTTCGAAAGTCGTTCGTCTTGAGAGACCACGCCTGTTCAAATCTATCGACAACATCGAGAACCTGTTCTTCTTTCATTGATTGGATATGCTGCTTCTGAAGTTCAACGAGAGCTTCATACTTATTAGGTTCCTTATCAATGAAATGGGTGTGCTCCATTTCTATTTATTGAGATACGATTTTTGTTTCTAAGCTGATTTTGAGGATTGCATCTTGGCAAGCATCTTTATGAGAATCTTATTTTGGGTTTCTAATTGGTAACAAAGATTTACCAGGGCAGAGCAAATAGTATCCCCGTCTGGGGTCGCGAGAAGGGATGTCATGAGACCCGCGATATCCATACCTTCATCTTCATCTTCTTGGAAGAAATCTTCATCTTCACCCTCGGACATGAGCATTTCTTCTTCGTCGGATACAATCTCACCTTCTTCTATTTCATCAGCTGATTCTTCATCCTCAGGACGAGACGACATTTAAACTAGACTGAGAAAAATTGATTTTGAAATTTTCGCACCAGTGCGATTTCAGCCAGAAAAAAAATCTTGCTATATAGTACAAAAACTCTCACAATGGCCGGTGGTCTCATGCAACTTGTCGCTTACGGCGCCCAAGACGTCTACTTGACTGGTAACCCAAAGGTTACCTTCTTCCAAGCTGTCTACAAGCGTCACACTAACTTCGCGATGGAAAACATCGAACAAACTGTTAACGGTACCGCTGCCAACTCAGGCCGCGTGTCCGTCACCATTGCCCGCAATGGTGATTTGGTCGGCGACATGTACGTCGAACTCCAATCTGCTGCGGCGAACACCAGCACCGCGGATGGTGATGATGCTTGCTGGGTCGCCGAGCGTGCGATCGCGTCCGCTGAATTGTCCATCGGTGGCCAACGCGTTGACAAGCACTACCAACGCTGGTGGCGTTTGTACTCCGAGCTTTACTTGGATGAAGCCAAGAAGGCTAACTGGGCGAAGATGACCACTGCCAAGGACGGTAACACCGTGTACTTGCCTTTGATCTTCTTCTTCAACCGCAACCCAGGTTTGTACTTGCCATTGATTGCGCTCCAATACCACGAAGTCCGCATCGACTTCGATTTGACCAGCACCTTCTCCACCTACTTGAGCACCTCCGTGTTCAAGGTCTGGGCGAACTACGTGTACTTGGACACCGAAGAGCGTCGCCGATTCGCGCAAAAGGGTCACGAGTACCTCATCGAGCAAGTGCAACACACTGGCTCCGACACCGTCACTGCGGGCTCGACCTCCAACAAGCGCCTCAGCTACAACCACCCAGTCAAGGAATTGGTGTGGTGCTTCAACGACCCAGCGGCGGCGAACGTTGCCACCTCCTTGTGGAACTTCACCTCCGAACCAGCGGCGGCTGACATTGTTCTTGAATGCGATGCCCGCGCGGGTACCGCCGCCAACTGCTATGTGCCAATCGGCCAAGCGGGTGGTGTCCCACTCTACAACGCCGATGCGTCCACTTCCGACTTCGACGAAGAGCGCGTTGGTCCAATGACTGATTTCAAGTTGGTCCTCAACGGTCAAGACCGATTCAAGGCCCAAAAGGGTAAGTACTTCAACCAAGTGCAACCATACAACCACCACAGTGGTAACCCATACGCGGGTGTGTACTCGTACTCCTTCGCCCTCAAGCCAGAAGAACACCAACCAACTGGTACTTGCAACTTCTCCCGCATCGACAACGCGCAAGTCGCGGTCACTCTCCCAGCGGCGGTTGCCTCCACCACCATGCACATGTTCGCGGTCAACTACAACGTCCTCCGCATCCAATCCGGTATGGGCGGTCTTGCGTTCTCCAACTAGGCTAATTATGGCTTAAGTATGTGATCTCGTCTCGTTTCTCGTAATAAAAAAATTAAGTTTAAAAATTGGTAATAATCACAATTTTTAAATCTAGTATGATAGTAAAATGGGTGTTAATGTTACAGAAGAACTTGTATTGGGATCAGGTGTCTCAGTGAATAGTTATTATGTGTCTATAAATACAAATGAAATCAGAATCCGAAAGGATGTCAGAGAAAACCGTGAACACGTGTATGATGCGGAGACCGATACACACACGGATCGTGTTACAACTACAACTAAATACACAGCGCAAGCTGGTTTTACAATGTGGATTTCAAAGGAAGCTAAGGAGTCTGGAAAATCTTCCATAGGACATAAGTATGTCAGCATCGAACAGGACACACCAATAACTGGAAATATTTATGATGTTTTGTACGCTGAAATGAAAACTCAACTTCCAAACTCTACAGATGTATAAAAAAATATTTTTATATAATAAATGGCTGAAAAGCAAACCAAGCAACAACAAATGGGAATCTGGATTCCAGTGTCAATCCTTGTGGTGGGTATTCTCGCAACCTTTTTCACAATTTCACGCAATGGTCGTAATGGATATTTCAAACTTAAATAAATGACACATGTAATAACAAATGCGGGACATTTACACGGATGGTAGTTGCCTCGGCAACCCCGGTCCAGGTGGGTGGGGTGTTGTTGGCCCAGGATTGAGAATCTCTGGGGGACAAGACAACACTACAAACAACGCTATGGAAATGACTGCAGTCGTTAAGGCACTTCAACAGTGTCTCGCACGCGACATTCTTGAGATAAGGCTATTTACCGATAGTAACTATGTCAAGAATGGTATAACTTCATGGATTAAAAACTGGAAAAGGAATGGGTGGCGTACAGCTGCGGGTACACCCGTTAAGAATAAAGAACTGTGGATTGAAATTGATACACTCTCTCAAAAAATGAAGTCTGTAGAGTGGCGTTGGGTCAAGGCGCACAATGGAGACCCACAGAATGAACTGGTAGACTCTCTCGCGTATCAGGAGGCGACAGAGATTAAAAATGCCCGCGTAAAATAATGGAAGCACACGAGGAGACTCACCCATGGTGTGAGAAGCAGGAGAGGCTTCTTAAATCGTGGGCAGAGAGAGCTGCAGGATATCGCTGGTTGCACAACCACGCGAGGCTCCACTATAAAAAGCAAAATGATTACCTCTCCTACCCCAGTATAGTCATTGCGAGCATTACAGGAGTTGGTGGTTTCGCTGTACTTAATCCAAGTGGAAATGAGAGTATTTCATCCGAGACAAGGGCTAAAATCATGATCGTTCAATATATGTTTGCATTTCTCAATGTACTTGGTGGAATTCTTACGAGTATAGGTAAGTTTAGTCAAAGTCTCAGTCTTTCGGAATTACACTCATCTATGTGCATACAATATTCAAAGTATTATAGGAATATTGATATGGAACTTTCACTAGACCCACAAGATAGAACATGTGTTATTGAGTTTGTCAAGAAGTGTCGTGAGGAATATGATAGGCTTCTCGATGAGGCCCCTGACATCCCTGCGATATCTATACAAGCCTTTAATTTAGAGTTCCCCGAACGCACAAATAAACCAGATGTGTGTAATGGACTTAGTATCATCGTGAGTGATGAAACGTCGTCGCAACTCGGTTCTAATCGCGCCGTCACGAGGTGGTTGGGTGCGTTCAAGGCTGTCACACGTAAAAGTAAGGATGGAACTAGTATAGATGATTTAGCGAGAATGGAGAGTGTTTAAAGAATAAAGAACTATGTAATCATATGGACGAATATATTTTAGAAATACCTAATTTCATACCAAACGATATATGCGAATCAATCGTGCGACGATTTGAGGCAGACCCTCGAAAGAAGCATGGGTACTATTACTATACCACAAATGGAGTTGTAGTCGAGCGAGATAAGCTCAATACAGAATTGTCTCTTGGAGGTACAGAGGGATGGGTGGACATAGATACCCTTTTTCATAACTATGCTACGAAGGCATATAATGAATATATGACACGGTTACAGACTAACTTTGCACATTACAACACAGATAATCACGTGTACGATAGAGAACTTGATAATAAAAGTATATACTTTACAGGATTTCCCTTACAACGGATAGAAAAGGGGAATTTCTATGCGTGGCATCACGATGGAGATCCCAAGAAAAGTTATTTTTTACAAGTACTCTTTTATATGAATACATTGGAAGAAGATGAAGGTGGTTGTACCGAGTTTATACACGGGAGAAAAGTCAGACCCGAAACTGGTAAAATGTTAATCTACCCTTGTTCATGGATATTTCCACACATTGGTAATGAAGTAAAGGGTGGCCCCAAGTATATATGTACGACGACAATTGGTATTAGTTAAGCTACAAAAGCGTAGACACAATATATGTACAAGAATTGTGTGTATTCAATTATTAGAATTTTTTTCAATTATATAGTAATGGATCCACCTTGTTACTACTACGAAGAGTTCCATGTAACTCAAGGTAGTTTGGATCCAAGTGTGGATTGTACATATGTACTGATAATGCATGGGTCACCCCGAAAGCAACAGATATACCAAAACATTGTCAAGTCAAATCTCACCACAAATGTCGTGTTTCAGTACAACTATGGATACAAAAAATGCGACAAGGACCTCAGGAAGAGGGGACCCAACTACGACTTGGAAGATGCTAACAAAAAAGCTTTCAAACATGCACTTGATAGAGGTTACAAACGAATCCTACTCCTTGAAGATGATTGCGAGTTTGATGAGCGTGTGAGAGATCCCAAAGTTATTGAAGATCTTAATAGTTTCCTTATTGAGAAAAATCCATCAATTTACAGCCTTGGTACAACCTTTTCCCTCTCTTCACCAATTGATATTGTTACACAAAAGAAGCATCATCTTCTTCTGTACAATAGTGCTGCACACGCAGTCGTATATAATGAAGACTATATGCGTTATGCGATAGATGCTGATTTTATGTTAGGTCACTCAGACTTTGAAACAAATAGACACACTTCTAAGTATACTTATCACAAACCCGTGGCGTATCAAAAAGTTGAAGAGACCGAGAATGCGCGGGAAGGTTGGGGATATATATGGCCAATCCTAAATAATTTGATTGTAAAACCAACAGGAATAGATAAACAGGTTCAACCTGGGTATGATATTATGAAAACTAGTAATGACATACTTGTTCTTATCTGCTCAACACTGATCATCGTAGCTATTTTTCTCAGATTTAAGTAGGAATGTTTATAGTTATCCTACTATTCACATTATGGTTTTTTCGTTATGCGAGACGCTGTCCTTGTGACGAAAAAACTACAGACTGTTACAGGACAGAATTCTATGGCTTCCAGTATGGTCACTTCTTCCTTTACACACTTTTGGGTGCCATGTATCCCAAACAATTTTGGTTTTGGATAACCCTGGGCATCGTTTGGGAAATATTTGAGTACTGGCTTTCACAGAGAATGGACATTGTGAGAGAATTGGGTGGTTGCCTTTCTCCATCAAATGAAGAAACACCTCTTTGGTATCGTAAAGTTTATGGAGGATATCAAAAATATGAAAACTTTATTGACAAACTATTTGGTATTAAAAATTCATCTAAACACACATGGCATTACTCAATTGGTGAAAACTTAACAAATGTGATTGGTTTCACTTTGGGAAAAATCATACATAAAAACTTCGCGCGCATGTAATTCAAAATGAACATTGGCATCCTCACCGCCGGTGGTGTTTGTCCAGGTGTCAACACTCTCATTCGCTCAATCACTCTCCGTGAGAGAAATCAAGGTAATAAAGTCCATGGTTTCTGTGATGGATTTAGAGGTCTCAATCAAAATATCAAGGAGTACTTTGATCAAGAACACATTGATGATGGACCAGGTTCACTGTTAAAAACATCATACGACTATGTTGACATTGACCGTGCCGTAAAGAACCTTGGTGATTACGACCGTCTCTATTGTATT